GCTTAATAATATTAATAGTTTCTGCTAACCATTGATCCAAATCTAAACCATAGAACTTCATTGGTTTTTCGTCTGGTTTTGCTATTAGGATTTTACGGCCACCTTTCTTCCAATCATACAACGGTATTGACAGTCTTTTAAATCTATCATCGGGTCTTGTAATGATTTCGTTATTGTGTTGTAAATCATTTTTAACAATTCTATGATACAATTTCCAACCTAACGGATTTAGGGGATTTTGTTGATTACCCATATAACCAGTATCCATAAAATAGAAATCTCTGTTAGACTTCCAACATTCCTGAATTGTTTTCTTTTTAAGAATACCTCGTATAACTATGGGATCGGTTGAATCTTCAAAATTAAATTCTTTAGTAGATACAACTCTTCCACCGGTGCCCATGGCAAACATATTAATATATTCGTCTTGGCCGTCTTTGCTTAAAAATATCCAGTTGTTCATTTAGGATTATTCCAAAATTTTGTTCTTGTTAAACTTTTCTTTCCGTCTTCGTCAACTAAGGCACGACCCATTAGGTGAGAACAAATTTCAATTTTAACATGGTATTGATTTATAGCATTGTCTGCAGGCAAGAATGTTTTTTCATATACTTCTAAAAGTTTTTTTGCTGCATGTGGTTTGATTACGTATCCCATTGCTCCGGGCATAGAACTCTTTGTCCACGGTTCTGCAAAGGGGCGGCCACTTGGACTATTGAGATTGGTCCAATAGTCTGCACTCTTAGTAGGATGTCCAATAGCTACTATCAATACATCTTCCCAAGTAACAGATTCAAATCCTCTGGTTAATACAACATCGTCTTCAAAAATCATAATGGGTTTATTCAAATCTACGCATTTTTGCCATAGTCTATAATGTCCAAGGAAACATCCTCGTACTCCCGGAGACATTGCTTTAAGCACAGAGGTATCATCGGGTGCAGGCGGTGAATTTGGACCTTTAATACCCCATGGATGTACTTTTCTACCTTCCAATTCCATAACATCTACAGCTTCATTGCCTAACACACCTTCAGCTAAATGTGCATTGATACCATATTCGTTTAGAGATTTCTGTAAATCTACTGCTGTTTTTAAACTTGCTGGTATAGACGGCAAGTGGATAATAAATGCATCCATTTTTTCTTTTCCTTCGTCTCGCTCTACTACTGCATCGTACGCATTCATCCAATGTTCTGAATAGTCACATGTTTTATAATTTTTAAACCACGGACCCCCTAACGTATAGTGTAGAGCTTTTGGAGACCCATCTATTGGTTCTTTATACCAGTCTGTTAGCCAATTCCATTCTAGAGACAAACTTCCGATAGCTTCATCTGGTAACCAGGCAAATCTGTGCAGATATTTTCCTGGCTCTTCGTTGACCATTCTTAGATCTAATGCGCGATTTAGCCTATGACCGCAGTTCCATAGAATAAAAGAACTCCAATTTTTTCTTGGATAGTTTCTCTGTAATGCTCCGTCCATTTTTTCTATTTCTGCAGGAGTATAATCATGCTTAACTACCATAACAGCATATTGTTCGTCTGCTTGATCAAAGACTTTTTTTACATCATCTAAAAATAAAAAATCACAATCAGTAAAAATTGCCCAACCTTGATAGTTTGATAGGTACGGAACTAAGAATCGAGTAAAGGTAAATTCTGTTGAGGAGAATTTATCCGGATCTCTCCAGTATAAATTATTTTGAATAACTTCGTGTTGTTTAATAGGAAAGACGTTTACATCTTTATTATGATTGTGAATACTATATTCACACACTTTGTAGGCAATATCTTCTCTTGAATCCCATCCAACATATACTGTAGGTACTTGTTCTCTAACAATATCTTGTTCATCGCATTTATCACCGTATTGTATTTCTACGACTTTAACAGGAACGTCAAACGGATTAGTTAATTGATGCCATTCACCGACTGGAACTTTATATTCGCCGTGATTGTTAATAGTAATCTGCTGCATCGGGATGCCGTTATCCATTGCACGATTTACTACTGCTTTTCCTTCACTAATAATCCAATATTCTGATCTTTGTGAATGACGTTGCATTGATAAACTTTTGCCTGGATTCACTGTGAGTTCTTTAACTTTCATTCCCGGAACTTCGTGTAACACACGATAATAGCCCCAAGGTTTGATTGTCTTTGGTGATTTCCAATCTTCTAATATCCAGCTGCTGGAATTCTTTTTGTCTTCACCACCTACACCGAATACAAATTCTAAATTAAAATCATTGACGCTCATTTCGGGAATATTATCTTTGGTCCTATCACCGCCATTAGCAAAAATTATTCTGTCTTCTGGAAATTCATCTCGAACTTTAATAATAGCCGCAATTGCACTATTATTGCTATCATTAAATGTAATGACTTTGTCAACACCGGCAATATTTTCTATGATTGTTTGTCGTTCTAAAAGAGGCATAAATGCACGACCTTTTTTTCGACGTAGCCAATTGTCGGAATTTATTCCTACTATTAACATATCGCCTAAGGCTTTTGCTGCTTTGAAGTAGGCAATATGCCCAGAATGAAGGGGGTCGAAACCCCCTGTGATTAGTACAATGCGTTTCATGCAGATATTTATCTGCGCATATTACTTCAAAATTTATAACTGACTTTGCCAGTATTTGGAATTTTTAAGCCAGTTATGGTAAATTTCAAAACCTTCGTCGATGTCAATTTTAGGATTAAATCCAAAGTCTTGACGTGCTGCTGTAATGTCTAATGCTCCGCGACTAGGGAAATCTGCATCTTTATCTCGAACTTCGATTGAACCTTTACCTACTAATTTAACAGCTAATTTGGCAGCAGCTAATAAAGTTTTACTATGACTTTTAGTTATATTGTATGTCTTATTTGCAGCCAGGGGAGATAATGTTGCATTAACAAAGCCGTCAGCAGCATCATCAACATAGGTAAAATCTAAAGTTTCATTGCTGCCATTTACTTTGAGAGTTTGATCCCTCATTGCTGTTAACAAGAATTTTGATATAACACGATCTTCAACATCTAAAGGCCCGTAAACAGCACTGGGTCTTAATATAGTATACTCAATACCATGCTTTCGTGAATAGTCTTTAACTAACCATTCTCCTGCAAGTTTCATAATACCATATTGTCCAATTGGATTACATGCTGCATCTTCGGTAACATAGTCTTTAAAGTCACCATAGATCATACTGCTACTGGCATAGGTAAATCTTTTAATTCCGTGTTTAACTGCGGCTTCTAATAAAACCAACAATCCAGTGCTCATTACAGTACTACCTAATACAGGATCTGCATTAACTACTTTTTGTCTAGGAAAGCTAGCTAGATGAATAATAGTATCAATCTTATTATGAGAAATGACATGTTCGACCATAGTCTTTTCGACTATGTCGCTTTCATATGAGGGAAGATTGCCTACTAGCTTTTTTCTTTCGCTAATAAGATAATCTAGTTCGGATTGTGGGATGATTCCGTAGTTTGTACAACTATCGTAAATAACAACCTTGTGTCCTAAGTTAGATAACTTTTGAACAACATTATGTCCTATTAATCCAAGACCGCCTGTTACTAAAATGTTCATAATGTTGCGTCTTCCAATCCTGCTGTGCGTAATTTAACAATATTAGATACCTGCCATTGTTTAATATCAAGAGCTTTAATAATTCCAAGCCACTTGTTACGCAACAGAGCAAAGTCGTTGATAATCTTTTCAAAGTCTACAACGTCTGCTTCGCCTTCTACAAACTTTTCACAGTCTCTAGAAGACAAAGCACGTTGATAACTTTCTAAATACTTACGAAAATGTTGACTACGAAGGCGTCTTAGTTCAATATTTAAATATTCTAAAATACCTTCAATCTCTTGAAGTTGGTTAAATCGGTTTTCAACAATACCTGGCATATTAGCAGCAGCTCTTTCAAGGTTTCCCGCTATGCGAACATCAGTCTTTGCTGCTAGTAGTTCAACTTCATAATATGCCACAGCATCAGGTATGTTTGAAATATCTTTAGAAACCCGATCATACCAATTCATTTATTCCTCATCTTCGTAATATTCTGGATCTTCATCGTCAATAGATTCACCGTCGATAGCATAGTTAATAGCGTCATCGAGATATCCATCAACACCTTGCAGACTTTGTAACACACTTTCTTTAATACCATAGTCTAACAATGTATTAACAAAGTCTGCGGCTAAATCTTTTCGATGTTTTTCTGGAATGTGTTCAATGACCAATGTCCAAATGTCTGCAATTAAATCTTCTTTCATTCAGTAATCTCCGTTTCAGGTTCAACATTAGTAGTTATCTCCGAAGCGGAAATTTCGCCGTGTTTTGAAATGTCTGCCATTGTGATATCCAGACCGTCTTTCTCATTGCGTTCCCAAGCCTTGCGGAACTGTTTGATAATCTCGCCATCCTTGGTAGTGTAGACAAGACTGTTACCTTCTTTCTTGAGCAACCCTTTGGCTTCAAACAAGTCGACTAATCCACTATATGGACTCATACCTGTTTCGTAAGGAATCTCAACCTGTACACTTTCAAACGGCTTTGCATAACGGGTTTTCATAATCTTACAGGCTGCACGAATACCTTGAACAGTTGAAGTCTTATTGCCATCGGCATCAAGTTTCAACTTGAGTTTACGCATGGCAACAACAATCGAACTTGCATAGATAAAACCTTGACCACCTGAAATTTTATCATCTGGATCAAACATATCTTGACTTGCATATGTGTGATTGGTACATACCATACCAATATTATATGCGCCGAACATATTAACGCAGTTGCGAACAAGTGCGGTCAGTGCCTTAGGCTTACGACCCATGTCACCTTTCATATCACCTGCTTGGAATTGATTAACATCTGTGGGAGTCAACAACATACCCAATGAATCAATAATAAACAAGATCTTGGGACGGTCTGCCTCATCCATTGTTTTGTATTCTGCAATAAATTCTGTGATAGTCTTAGCCACATCGTCAATCATAGCCATGTTAAGTTTTAACAACTTATCCGGGCTTGTATCAACACCAAGAGCGTGTAACCATTTTTCATCTAGCGCATTTTCTGTATCGATTAAGATAGGGTAAATGCCCTGTGCTTGTGCGTTCTTAACTAGGTTACCTGAACAGATAAAACTTTTACCTGCACCAGATTCACCTGCAAACACAGTAACTTTACCCAACGGAATACCTCGATTAAAGTCTCCGCTGATAAGATAGTTTAATGCGTAGTTGTTTGTACTGACCCAATCAGTTGGATCGTTAAAGCCAATACTCAAGCCGTCAATAGACTTAGTGATCGATTTTCTAAATTTGCTAATATCAAATGCTTTTGCCATTATAGTTCACCCTTTGGTAGTTTCTTTGGGCTTACAACAATGTCGTCACGACCAATTGCTTGCAGCCAAGTGTTTAGTCTTTTAATTATAACAGAATCATCCTTGGGATTATCAAATCTAACATCAATATCTGCCACTGTGTCGCCCGATTGATCTTCGCGACTATTATAACTTAGAGAAAAGTTCTCATTTACTTTTAATACTTTTGCCATTTTTATTCTCCTATAGTGGTAAGAGAATAAGGGCACAGTCCCTTATTCTCTATGACAACTTATTGCTTTTGACGATTACGAATCATTGCAAGAATATCTTGCGCACGACTTGCACCATCACTGCCTGCAGAAGCGGCGTCTGCTAGGTTAACACCTTTAACTGGTGCTATAGGAGCGGTATCAAACGGTGCATCGTCTTCGTCTGCTACTGGAGCAGGAGTACTTGCACTCACACGAGGCGTATAAGCCTTGTTAGGATCACCGGTATTCTGGCCCATACCAGCTGGTTTGAAGTATTGACCCCAACGTTCC